CGAGTGGACCGCTGAGGGGCAAAGCCTCGTCGCAGGCCGCGCCTACCGCGGCATCTCGCCTGTCGTGATGCATGACACCTCCAAGAAGATCACCTCGCTGGCCAATGCCAGCCTGGTCAACCGACCCAACCTGCGCGGCCTTGCCGCGCTTCACGCAGAGGAGACCTCCATGAGCTTCATGGAACGACTGGCCAAAATGCTTGGCCTGCCCGAAGGGGCCACCGAAGATCAGGTGATGGCCGCTCTGGAAGCCAAGATGGCGGACAAGAGCGAAAAGACGCCTGCGCCTGATATGGCATTGCAAGCTGCGATGACACAGATCGGCACGGCCCTTGGCGTCACTGGCACCGATACTGCGGCTATCATTGCTGCAGCTCAGGCTGCCGTCACGGCCCAGCCCACCGAAGTCGCGGCCCTCCAGTCTGAACTGGCAACTGTGACCAGCAGCCTGAACAGCTTGCAGACCGGCATCACCCGCAGCGCCGCCGAGACCTTTGTCGACGCCGAGATCAAGCGCGGCCGGGTTGGCATCAAGCCGATGCGTGATCGCTACATCGCGATGCACATGGCCGATCCTGTTGGCACTGCCGAGCTGGTAGGCGGTTTGCCCGTCTTGACGGGCGGCAGCATGACGCAGCTGGCCCCGTCCACCGACGGCTCCACGCTTTCGCTGAATGCGGAAGAGACTTCCATCGCCGCAATGCTGGGCCTCTCCACTGAGGAGTTCACTGCATCGCGCAAAGCTGAACTGGAGGCACGCTCATGAGCGCTCTGACCCAAGGCCGCACCACAAAGCAGCGCGCCGGTGACATCGATGACGGCCCAGTCGCTGCAGCACAGTTGATCTATGCCGGTGCCATCGTCATGCGCAACGCAGCCGGTTTTCTGGTTGCAGCCGTGACCGCAACGGGCCTGACGGGCGTTGGCCGCGCTGAAGAGCTGGTGGACAACTCGGACGGCGGCGATGGCGATGCTGTTCTGCGCGTTCGCCCTGGCATCTTCGCCTATGCCAACTCGGCCGCCGGCGATCTGATCACCGCCGCCGATATCGGCAAGGCCTGTTTCGCCGTCGATGACCAAACCGTCGCCAAGACGGATGGCACCGGCACTCGCTCCAAGGCGGGCGTCGTTGCCCGCGTCGACGCTGATGGTGTCTGGGTTCGTTTCGACGAAGCTCTGACCCGCATCGCCTCCTAAAAGGGACACCTGACATGATTATCACCGCCGGCGCGCTCGCCGCTATCCGCACCGCCTTCAGCGCGGCCTTCAAAAAGGGCCTCGATCAAGCCGAAAGCGATTACAAACAGATCGCCTTCACTGCGCCATCCACGACAAAAGAGTCCACCTACGGCTGGCTGGGCAAGTTTCCGAGCATGCGTGAATGGATCGGTGCCCGCGTCGTCCAAAGCATTTCCGAGCACGGCTATTCGATCGTCAACAAGGACTTCGAGCAGACCGTCGGTGTCGATCGCAACGACATCAAGGACGATAACCTCGGCATCTACGGCACCATGTTCGAAGAGATGGGCATGTCCGTCAAAGCGCTACCAGACCAGTTGGTCTTTGGCGCTCTGGCCAACGGCTTCAGCCGTCTGTGCTACGACGGCCAGAACTTCTTCGATACCGATCACCCGGTCATCGGCGAAGACGGCCAGATCGTCTCAGTGTCCAACATGGCAGCCGGCGCAAACACGCCCTGGTTCCTGCTCGATGTCAGCCGCGCCATCAAGCCGATCATCTACCAGGAACGTGAGCCGTTCACGTTTGTCAGCAAAGACAAGCAGGATGACGACAACGTCTTCTACAACAAGGAATACGTCTACGGCACCGATGGCCGCTGCAACGTTGGCTACGGCTTCTGGCAGATGGCCTTTGGCTCCAAGCAGGACTTGACTGCAGCGACCTACGAGGCCGCTCGCGCCGCGATCCGGGGCCAAAAGGGTGACCATGGCCGCCCCTTGGGTCTGGGCCGCAAGCTGTTGCTTGTCGTGCCGACGAACCTTGAGGGCAAAGCGCTCGAAATTCTGAACGCAGAGCGCAACGCCGCCGGTGCCACCAACGTCTGGAAAGGCACCGCCGAAATGCTGGTCACCAGTTGGCTGGACTAAACTCAATCGGTTGAACGAGCGGCCCTGCGTGGGCGGGGCCGCTTTTCTGAACCGATCCACCCCCTGAAGGAGCCGATCAATGCCCCCCAAGTCCAAAGCCGAAGACGCACCTGATGCCGCGAAGCTCGCAGCGACTTCCAAACCCGTCGCGACGTCCAGCACAGCGACTGCGCCGCAGTCATCCCCGGCTGACAGCACCGCTACAACCGGCGAACCTGTCGGTGCAGGCGTCCAGACCATTCAAACCACCGATGCCGATGGCGCAGCACTGCCAGCTACTCCCGTTGGTGCCGGTGTCGAGGAAACAGCAGCTGCTGACCTCGTCCAAGGCGACGCTGAAGCACAAGCTGCCGCGCCGGTCACGGACGATGGACCTTACGTTGTTGTCGTTGGCCCTGTGCGCGGCCGTCGCCGCATTGGCCGCAGCTTTGGCCGCGAGCCGGTCCGTATTCCGATGTCGGAATTGAGCGATGACGACATCAAATGCCTGATCGAAGACGAGACCTTGGCAGTCAGCCCCTTCCGCCGCTGAACGCCATGTCGGTGGCCCACACGGGGCGCGCCGATGACTGCAACGGAGCATCAGAGGCCGTGACAGCCGGGAGAGACCGGCACCCTTCAAAGCCCGTTCACGTCTCATTGAAAGCCGTTTGCACCGATGTCCTACGCCAGCCTCGCCATTCTGACAGATCGCTACGGTGAGCAGACGCTGGTCTCGGTCACCGACCGGGGTGACGTGCCCACGGGCCAAATCGATATCGCAACTGTTGAACGCGCTTTGATGGACACTGATGCGGTCATCGATGGCTATCTGGCCGATCGCTACACCCTTCCGATGGCATCGACGCCGCCGCTCATTGCGGATTTGGCGCAGGCCATCGCGATTTATAAGCTGCATGTCTACACGCCCAACGACAAGATCGTCGAAGACTACAAGAACGCGCTGCGCCAGCTCGAGCAGATCGGCAAAGGCGTAATCCGTCTGAGCGTTGAAGGTGTCACAGCGCCAGAGACCGGCGGCCAGGGTGCGCGGCTGACAGACCGCGAGCGCCCGTTCACTGCGGCGAACCTCAAGGGGTTCATCTGATGATCGATCAGGTCATTGCCCGTCTGAAAGACCGCGCACCCGGACTTGCATCTCGTGTCGAAGGTGCGGCTGCATTCTCCGCCATGATGCAGCGCGGACAGCTTCCGCAGGTCACTCCGGCAGCGCATGTCATCCCGGTTGGGCTGTCCGGCGGCCCTGTTGATAGCGCGGCCAATGTCTTCACCCAGCGCATGAACGAGGTCATCGGCGTCGTTCTGACTGTCCGGTCAAACGATCAGGCAGGCGCACGTGGTGTCGAGCCGATCGAACAGCTCAAGACTGAAACCATCGCCGCCATCGCTGGCTGGGCCCCAAACGATGACATTGTTGGCGTCTTTCGTCTGTCGAGTGGCCGCATGCTCTCGGTTCAGGGCGGAGCCATTGTCTACCAGCTCGATTTCGCAATCGAAGACCAGTTGAGGATCACATCATGACTGAACGCGCCGAGCACCCTCTGCCCGCCGCCGGCGGCAGCTACGTCCGCGAACCCGACGGCACCCTGACACATGAACAGGACGTCAAGCCCGCCCCGAAACCCAAGGCCGCCAAGGCCGCCGATAACAAGGAGGGCTGACCCATGGCCACACCGATCAAATGGCGTTCAAAGATCCTGCTGTTCAAGATGGAGACAGCCTACGGGGAGGATGCCAATCCTTCCGCAGCCGCCAATGCCATCCTCGCAACGGACGTCCAGTGGACACCGATGGAAGGCAACGATGTCAGCCGTGACCTCGAAACGCCGTATCTGGGCGGCCAGCCGACGATCGCGTCTGAGCTTCACGCCAAGCTCAGCTTCAAAGTCGAACTGGCTCCCTCGGGCACCGCCGGGACTGCGCCAGCATGGGGCCCCATCATGCGCGCCTGCGCTGTCGCCGAGGTCATCACTGCTGCCACGTCAGTGGTCTACAACCCTGTCTCAGATGCTCACGAGAGCGGTACGTTCTATCTGACGATCGGCGGCACCCGCTACGTGATGTTTGGCGCACGCGGCAACGTCAAAATTACCATGAATGCCCAAGGCATCGTCTATCTCGAGTTCAGCTTCACCGGCCTTTACGACACGCCGTCTGAACAGGCCCGCGCCACGCCCGCGCTGAACGCCTATCAAACGCCGCAGATTGCAAGTCAGCGCAACACGCCGACATTTACGTTGAATGCCATCTCTCCGGTCCTGCGCAGCCTGTCGCTTGATCTTGGCAACCAGGTCGAAACGCGGTTCCTGATCGGGTCCGAAGGTGTCCTGATTACGGACAAGATGGACATGGTTGAGATGACCATTGAGGCGCTGCCGCTGACGACGATCAACCCGTTTACGCTCGCCGAAAACCAGACAGCCGTGCCGCTTCAGCTGGTCCATGGCACTGGCGCAGGCCGCATCAGCACCCTCGATATCCCGCGCCTGCAAATGCAGCGCCCACAAGGCTTGTCGAATGCGCAGGGCACCAAGGAATGGCCACTGCGCGGCGTGCCCCTGCCTGACACCGGCAATGACCAGTGGACCCTGACGCTCACTTGATCCCCTGACACCAAAGGAACTGACCATGTTTAAAGTCGCAACGGATCCCACTTTCACCCACAATATCAAGGTCAACGTGCCAATCGACGACGGACACGAAACCCATGAGCTGCGTACTACTTTTCGCGTTCTTGATGACGAAATCTCTGATCCAGAAACAGTGGCTGATTTAGCCGCCTTCTTAGATCGGGCTGTCGTTACGTTCGAGGATTTGTCCGACGACAACGATGCGCCGATGACCTGTACGGAAGAGGTTCGGGCCAAATTACTAACCCGGCCGTTCGTGCGCCTCGCTCTCTGGAACGGATACCGCAACGCCATGGTGCATGCCCGTCTGGGAAACTGAGAGCCGCCGGGCGCTACTGGGCAACCGGCAGTGCCCCGGCGGATGACGAGGTCCGCGCCGATGCCGAGCTGTTCGGAATCGCGATCGATGAAACCGATCTGGTCAGTCCCGATGATGGCGAGCTTTGGCCGCAAAACCTGCCCGCGCTGCGCGCCTTCATTGCCGTTTCCAACCAGTGGCGCGTGGCGGCCGGAATGACCGGGATCATCTACACCAGCCTCGACTACGCCGCGGCTGAAAGCGGTCTGCGGCTGGCAGGTATCACCATGACGCCGGACCTGTGGTCAGACGTCCAACAGTTTGAAGCCGGCGCATTGCAAGGCATGAGGGAGGCACGGTCATGACGATTAAAACCAGCATCCTCATCGAGGCAAACGGCAAACAGGCCAAGACCGAAATTGAGGCCGTCGAACGCGCAGTTAAAAAGACCGGAACAGCCACCGAAGAGCTGGGCCGCAAGGCCCGCACCGGCGCGACTGGTACCAAGGAGCTTGGCGGCGCTGCGGGTCAAGCCGAGGCGAAGGTCGAAAGCCTGGCTGCTGCCGAACGCCGTGCAGCCGCAGCTGCCAGCGAGATGGACCGCTCTAACCGACGTGCCTCCGCAGCGACAGCAAACCTCGTCTCCCAAGGCAACGACATCTTCGTCATGCTGGCCGCCGGGCAAGCCCCAATGCAGTTGGCACTCCAGCAGGGTACGCAGATCAATCAGGTCTTTGCCCAGCTTGGCGGCGGCATGGGTGCGCTGCGCGGTGTCGGCTCTGCGATTATGGCCATGGTCAGCCCGATGAGCTTGCTGACGATCGGCACGATTGCAGGTGTGTCCGCACTAACCAACTGGGCCATGGGCGTAGGCGAGTCCGAAGAAAAAGCCCGCGACTTCCCTGATATTCTTTCTGACATGTCATCGGCAATTGATACGTTCACTGCCTCTGCTGATCGCGCAGGCATGAGCGCTGCCGAAATGTTCGATGAGTTTGGCACGTCCAGCCCAATGATGCGCGCGGTTTTGGCCGACTTGGCAGGGCTCGAAAAGCTCAAGGCCTACCGGAGCATTGACGATACCACCGATGCTTTGCGGAAGCTTGTCAGCACCGGCGGGGCTTTCCGCAATCTCGATATCAATCAAACTGCTGATTTCTTGGATCTACCCCGATCTCGATCGGGTGATCCACAAGCTCGGGCTTTCCAAGAGCAATTAGAAATACTGGAGAAAAGCGAAGTACCAGCTGAGAAGCTTGCCGCAGCAATCGACTTGCGCGCCCAGCTCTTAGCAAACACCGGCGGCATCGAGGCCATGAGCGCTGCGCAAGAGCAATTCTATGTGGGATTGGCAACTACTATCCGCGATATGGAAATGCTCGGAGTTAAAGTCGCGGATTTAAGTAGCAGCCTAAATACAGCAGGCTACGAAGACTACTATGCGAGCAGGATTGCGGGTGAGGAATATCTCGCCAACATGCGAGCCGATGAGCTGACTGCCCAAGCGGAAATTTACGGGCTCTACAGCCTATCACGTGCTGAAAGCGATGCTGCGCTCGACGGCGCAACGGAGATGCTAACCGCGCTGCAAGGTCAAGCCGACCTAAAAGACCTGATTGCCGCCTACGGTTCTGACAGCCTTCAGGTTGCCCAGTTCCACGTCGACGCCGAGCGCGAAGTTCAGCAGGCCTTGGTTGACAGCCTCGACGTTGCCGACTCCATGAAGGTGGAGCTGATGGCGGCTTGGGATGCTGCGAAGGGTATTTCTGGCGCAGACATGGCCGCGGGCATCGGTGCGGCGGCCGACGAAGCGTATCGGTTGACCGGCAACATCATCGCAGCTGTCAACGCGCAGAACCGCGCTGATTTTAAGGGCGGGACTTACAGCGGCCGGGGTGACGGCAGCGCAGAACGAAACCTTCTGGGCGGCGGCTTGGCAAGCGAAGGCGATGGATTTTCCAGCCCGAGTGAATACTTCAACAGCGCTACCGCTGAGCAGAACAGAGCCCGTTTGGCCCTCAACCGCGGTGAGCGCTCAAGCGGCCGCAAGAAGGGTGGCGGCGGCAAGTCCGATGCCGAGAAGGCACGCGACGATGCGATCAAGGCGGCAGAGCGCGAGCAGAAGGCCGTCGATAACCTGATCGGCAGCCTGCGCGAGGAGGTGGATGTCCAGCGCCTTCTGGATCCCGTTCAGCAGGAAATGCGCCGCCACCGCGACACGCTTGCGAGTGCGACCAGCGCCGAGCGTGCTGAGGTCGAGAAGCTGATCACGACACGCGAAGCTGAAGCGACTGCGATGGCCGCTGCCAAAGAGCAGATGGATTTCTTTAAGTCATCGGGCTTCGAACTGTTCGACGACTTGACCGATGGTGCCGGTGGCTTCGGCGACTCGCTCGAGAGTATCGCCGATCGCATTCGCCAGATCGCGCTTGGAGCTCTGTTGCTGGGCGAAGGCCCGCTGGCTGGTCTGCTGGGTGGCGGCAACGCTGCTAGTGGCGGCTTGCTGGGCATGGCGGCGAAGGCCTTTATCCCTGGCATGGGTGCGGCCGCAACCGGTAGCTCACTCTCACCCAATGTGCTGGGCGACGGCTCGCTCTATGCTGATGGCGGATTGATCCATGGGCCCGGTGGCGGGCGCTCCGACGATATCCCTATCTGGGCCAGCAGCGGCGAATTCATGATGAACGCCAAGGCGACGGCTCAGAACCGGCATTTGTTGGAAGCGATGAATGCAGGGGCCCAGCTTCCCGGCTTTGCAACGGGCGGCGCGATCAACGGCAGCCGCGCCGCTTCGATGATGGCACCGCAGGTCACGTTCATTGATCAATCGACAGGGTCCAAGACGCTCACCCGCGAAGACAGTGTCGATGCGCAAGGCCGCCCCCAGACTAAATTCGCACTGGCTGATGCAGTTGGTCAGGCGCTGACCACCAAAGGCGGCGGGGCGCGGCGTGCGCTGACCCAAGGCTTTGGCGTTCGCCCGCGGGGGAGCCAGCGATGAGCACAGCCACTTGGCCCACATCGCTACCCAGACCGTCCCGCACCAGCTGGCAAGCGCAGCAAGATGACGGCCGGGTGCGGCGCACTGGCGGCGGCCCTCCGGGTTATCGCCGGCGGTTCTCATCGATGGCGCGGATGGTCAGCCTGTCAATCAACGTGCCGCGCAGCCTGAAGGCAGTGTTCGACAACTTTTATGCGGACACAACCGCGCAGGGCAGCACACCCTTCTGGATGCCCGATCCGACAACGGATGGCTGGGCGCTGCTGGATGCGCAGGGCAAGCCTGTCACAGATGGCACGGGGCGTCCGATCCTGCTCTCGGCTCAGTG